ATCCGAGTTCATTTCTACATATACAAACTTAGAATTGTTATCGTATTCTCCATAAGTTTTAAGGATTCGGGACGTCGTGTCCCACTGTGTATATTTATCGCCAATGCGGCGCGCCACATAGTCAGCAGAGCTTGGGTCCAAAGTTAAGTTATCATACCGCTCCATTATTTGAACGGCACTATCGGTGTCACTAATACTCCGCAGGATAACCGAAAAAGTACCATACTCCGTGGTGGTGCTTGTAGATGCGCGAATATTTGAGATGGAAATTTTAACATTCCTTTGTAGCCATTCGCCATGGCCTCGACCCACCAAACGGAATAGCCGCTGCTGGCTGAAAGGCACATAAGAAGTCGGTGTCCCCAAATCCTGTCCAATAAACCAACCACTCCTGCCTTCGGTGGATACTTGATTTTTCATGTAGGCGGGACCTGTTGAAGAACCGTTACTAATCGACATTATAACCCCGACGGAGGCCTCGGTAAGCGAGTTATCGCGAATTTCCTGTCCGAAAGTCTCACCAAGCCAATAGCCTGTCGCAGAACCAGAGCCGGCTGCGCCGGGCGTATAAAAAGTAGAGCCACTAATGAGTTGCGGGTTTGTGTTAAACTTCTTGCGTATCCATGTGGATGCGCCGTCGTCGAAACCAAATTGAATCTTTTGCTCGCCGCCAGCGGAGGAACTAACAATGACAGTGTACAGGTTGTTGGCGGTTCCAATCAATACATTGTTAGAGGCCGTTACAGAGGAAAAACCGGCTGGCGTGGAACCCAAGCCGCCATAAATAGTCCCACTCAAGGCTATATTGCCCTCATCGATGTACCAAATAGCTGCCAAGCTCCCGGTACCGATGTCGCGTCCGGGCGCGCCCGACGCGGATGTGAAGAGCCATAAACCATAAGCACCACCATTACTACTCGCAATCGGGCTGACAGTGTTTGTTACCCGCCAGCCTGCGCGCGCATCGTTGGTGCCATCATTGTTGCTGTCCTGTTGTCCAAGCAAACGGATGTAAGTAAGAGGAGCGACACCCGAGTTCAGGAAGGCTTTTGCAGCATACGTTCCATACATGGGGGACTGGTAGTTACCATTGCGGTAAATATCGCCGCCGGCCATACCAGGAACAGTCTCGCCAAACATCTCCACAAATTCTGAGTAAGATTCAACCCTTATGGGCTGCATTGCTAACCCTCGACGGGAGCGGCCGATAACTACGGGCCCCGTGGCCGTGGGGCTTTGGGGGATGAAAGAGTTATCAATCTCGTTGATAAACACTCCAGGAGATACAAACTTAAACTTTTTAACTGACATTATTGTGTTCCTCTTATCAAAATAGGCGTAAATGGTAACCTAATCATTAATTAAGTAGTATTTTTAATCTCAAAAGTAGTTCCTGAACTAAAGAAAAAACCCGTCATTACCTTCAGGAACCACTCCTTCATTGGGGAAAGTTATCTCTACTACGTTCTCGTGAATTCGCACAATCGGACGGTCATCATTGTCGCCTTCGCCTATAAGATATCCCAAAACACGGATTGTTATATCGCTGCTATACATTCTCATTTCTTCATCTAAGTTGTCAACGTTGTTGTTTTGTGCAAAGCTCTGATCAATAAAAGCCTCATATAAATGACCATTCCGCGTCATGGTAAAAGCGTTCGTTTGGCCCGTACGAGCTATAAAGGGCGCCATCATCTCATTCATTTGCTGTTGGTATTCACTCTTGATAGTAATTTTGTATTCAAGATTTACATACACCGGAATGGGGATGGAGAGGCTTTTAATTACCACTTTCTTATTAACTCTCGGATAGTAAAGTTGTTTAACACCTCCCGTCTCATCATCACGAGTTGCAGGCGCCACTGCGAAATTGCGTGTCTTGTCTTGGACAAGTTTGCGAGCAATAACCAAACGCCCCGAACGTCCATTCTTATCTTCTGAATAGAGATTCGCTTGGAAGGAGCCGCGGCGAGCAGGGTCCTTGGTAATGGTGGTGCGTTCAATGCTTATTAATGGTAGCCTAAGGGCCCCCGAATCATCACGTAATTCTTTTTTGTTCTTAATTTGAAACGCTCTCTCGGGCACCTGCCATAAAACAGGCACATCTACAAAGCCTTGGTTTGTGTTGGCTCTTAAAGCTAAATCTTCTTTTAACCAAGACGTAATAGCGTAGTCTATATTTTCTAATGTTGACGCGAGCATCCCCAGTTCTCTAAGGGTGACTGCGCTTCTACCAGCCGGCAACATAGCAAAATCAAAATTCTTAGGTAGCATCGAATAACCCCTTTCTGGCGCGCTTGCACACGGCTGATATTTCAAACATATGTTCCACTTGGCCAAATAACTGCTTATTCTCCACAAGTTTTACAATTTCGTAATAGTTCTCTCCATACAACACAAAGTCTCCTTCGCGAACATACATGTCTTGATCATCTTCAAGGCGCCGGCGATGGAAATGAATGTTAATTTCCCACACCTTGTCTATCCCGGCGCTGGGCATATAAGTCGTTTCAAATGCGGTAAATTCTACTAGCGCATAAACTCGAACCGGAGGCAAAAAAGTTTTCTTGATCGCTTCCCCATATAATTCATGAAAATGGGTCTTTTCTATGTCAATAGGATAGTAAAGAACCTGTTGTCCGATGACCTTTTCAATAAGCTCATCATTGACTTGTTTGACTAAGTCTCGTTCTTTTCTCCCTAAGAAAAGCGGCGGGGGTGGTGCTGTTGGTCTTTTCCACTCGTCAGCCATAACTTATCACCCCACAAATATTGGCAATGGCGAGCCTTTAAGAGTCTCGGCTGCTGCTGTAGCCCTTTCGCCATCCAGTTTCACTAATTCTGTATATTCCATTTCCTTCAGCAGTTCTCTCAATTTATCCCTCAACTGCGTTTGTTCATCTTTGGCTTGGCTTAATAGTTCTGCGTGATTGAGAGTCACGCTTTCTCCGGGAATCGGGATAGTGTTGAATTTTCCTCTAATCTGACCCAGCATTTCTTTGCACACAGCCAAGCAATACTTTCTAATCCACTGCTTCCCAATGGCGTTGATGTTCCGGTAGGGAATATTATCGAATGGGATGGTGTTGGCATTGTTTACGCCATTCACACCCGATCTATAATTTTCATCCTCATCCCAGGCATTGTTATCTACATAAAAACGGACCCATATGCGATCCAAAGAACCAAAGTCCCAATAGCTCGGGTCTGGGTAAAGACGGAGCTTATTGTTGATGATTTCATACGAATAATTGGAAGTGCGAGTTTTAATAGAGTCTTCGTACATGATGGCCTGCAACTTGTTTTGCCATGTAGGGATGATTTCAAACGTCGCGTCGTCAGCAAATTGTCCATAAGTGGAATAGTTGCCTACAACGCCGATTCCTCCATAATAACCGTAGAATCGCCACATCGCTCGAGGCGATTTATAAAACACTCGGGTAATGACTACGCGGTTGTCGCCAACCTTATCATTGAATGGCACAGCTTGTCCACCATCGTCGGTTCCCGTAGCTGAAGAGGCCGAAATAATAGCCTGCAAGTCATAGTCTTGGACATTTTGCTGCGGAGTAAAGGACGCGGAATATTGTGCAATCGTCCCCCCTAAGCCATCAACTGATATCATCCCATCGGCGACGTTGCGCGCATATTCAAATTGATAGCGAGGATATTTAAGGGCTACCTTCTCGCCACCCAGACTGGATGACAGAGTTCCCGATTCTATTTCTCCTAAGTGATCAAAAGTGCCTGTGGCATTTCCCAACACATCGGAGAGTACGTTTTTGCTTTGGTGAAGGTTGAGGATGTAGGAGTACTCTAATACTGCCTCTTCGTACGCCGCATACACATTCGCTGGCGTTAATTCAATATCTACAACATCTCCACCTAATTTCTTATAAACATAGGCAACCTGGGCGCTAGCGCCGGTTAAAAACTCTAACGAGCCCGTATACATTCCAAACGGCACGGCTGCTGCCACAAGGGCTGCAGACCCCGTCGAAGTTAAAACTATAGGGCTAGTTTGTGACCTTGGACTTAAGTTCGTTGGCATGTATACACTTCTCCCTCCTTTAATTAGTGAGTGCTAAAACAAAACCCCTCGGAATCTCGGTAGCCTTCTTTTATAAAGGGAGATATTTTACGATGAAGTCCTTTTAGTTCTTTTCTTGGTGGCACGACGAGTCTTTTTAACCGGCACAACAACCTCGGGGATAGCTTCAGCTATGCTATCTTCCACAGCCGCCGTCAGTACCGCCTCCGTTTCAGCTGTGGCTGCCATGATGGTGGGGGTTTCCACTATCGCTGGGGCGTCTGCTGCTTCGGTGGTCCTCAGAAGCCTGGCGCGGGGGTGATTAGAGTGCTTAGCTCTAAACTTGGCCTTCGCGGAATTCAATCGTCTTTTCTTTCCCATGGGAAATCTCCTTTGTAATATAGTAAATAGTATTATTCTCGCGAAACCGAAAATCTCAAAAAATTGGAGGCGAAAAAATGTGGCAGATCGCTATTTTTACAAAAAACCCCACCCCCGCAAAGGGTGAGGCTTAAAATACATACTAAAGCTCAAA